CAGTGAACGCAAGCGACCAGATCTGGATCGAGAGCGCCATCAATACCCTGGTAACACCAAGCGGCAACCAGGATGAAGGCTGGAAGAAAATCCGCAGGACCAAGACCAGGTTTGAGCTCATCGAAAGAGTTGTAGCAACGACCGACCCGCTGATCGGCAAGATAAACAACGACAGCGACGGAAGAGCGACATTCATCGCTGCAGCCCAGGGCGTGGTAAACGCCATGATCGGCGAGAAGAAACTGCTCGACGGTACCGTTTACGAAGATCCGCTCAATCCGCCTGCAGGAGACAGCGCATGGTTCGTAATTGCTGTTGATGATATCGACAGCATAGAAAAGGCATATCTGACATTCAAGTTCAGATTTTCGCCTGAATCTTAAGGGAGGAGGATAAGGCATGTTAAATAACAGAGCACCGATTGACGCCAGGAAAGTATTGACCGGGAAAGATGGCGCGCTTTACAACGACGAGGGCGTCATGCTGGCCACCGTTGAAACATTCCAGACCCAGGTCAATGTGACAAATACTAAATATCAGCCGCTGGGAGACGCGCAAGAGCATGAAGTATTCCAGGCCTATGGCGTAACCTTAACCTTCACAGAAGTAGTCATTGCAGACGAGCGCTTCATCCAGGAACTGTTCCAAGGAATGAAGTCCGGAGTAATGCCGGCTTGGAACTTCCAGGGCGTGGTGAAGGGACGCAACGGAAGCGAACAGCGCATGATTTACAGGCAGTGCGTACCAAGCGGCACCATAGATCTGCAGAACCTTTCCGTGGGAGATACCATCAAGAGAGCATGGAGCCTCTTTGTAAACGATCCTCCGGAATTGCAGAGCTTACTGACCGCCTAATACGCAATGAAAGCGTGCAGGCATATAACCAAATATCGATGGCCGTCCTGCACACCAGGGCGGCCAATTTTTTAATTTAAGGAGGTTATCAAATCATGGCAAACGATAAAATCGAAAAAACCAAGATCGAAGAGATCGAGCTCACCGAAGAGGAAAACAAGGGCCAGTTAAGGACCTTCGAGGACGACATCCTCAAAGGATTGCTGGCGGCCGCAAACTTCAAGGCCGAAGAGGATAACATTCACACCATCGATATCGCAAGAAACGGCGTGGTTCTCTTTTCATTCCGCATCCGTCCTTTGACCGAGGAAGAGTACCAGGCCTGCAAAGAGAAGTACACCAAATACGTCCGCAACAAGCAGCTCGGCATTAAATTCCCTGAATACACCGACACCGTGAGGTACAGAAGCGCTCTGATTTACCAGGCGACTATAGAAGAGGACAGGGCAAAGATCTGGGACAACAAGAGCGCGTGGAAGGCCCTCAATGTGCTGAACGGCGTCGACCTCATCGACAAAGCCCTGCTTGCAGGAGAGAAGGATGCCGTGCTTGAGCTTATCGACAAAATCAGCGGTTATTCAGTTACCGCGGAGGAAACCGCAAAAAACTCATAAAGGCCGGGGGAATGGCCACTCTGCTCCATCACATATTCCAGCGGATGGGCATTCCTCCGGACGAGGTTATGGCCAAGCCGCCAGGAGTGAGAGCTTTCATGTTAGCCTCTATGCGCGTGCAGCTTGAGGAAGAAAATAACGAAAGAGAGGAGGAGTGATGGATGGCAGCTGAAACATTTCGCATTGAGATACCTATCCACGTCGAGGATAAGACGGATCCTGGCGTTTCCCAGGCAACGCGGAAGATAAACGGATTTGACAAGGCCAACCAAAAGACACAAGAGCGGCTAAACCAGATGAACAAAACCAAATACCAGATCGTCCTTGACGCGCTGGATAGGGCGTCGAGCATTGTTGGTAAAGTTTCATCAAAAGCACGCAGCATAGCAGGTAAGACGTTCAGCTTTACGATGAAAGTAATCGACCTGGCCACGGCGCCGTTGAAAGCTCTATGGAACTTTGCGACGTCCATACAAGGCGCCATACTCGGTGCGACCGGTGCATTTGCCGGCATTTATAAACCGATGGATATAGCCGCCGATTTCGAGCAGACACAGATCGCATTTGAAACCATGCTAAAAAGCGCAGAGAAGGCCCAGCAGTTCCTGAAGGAAGCGTCAGATTTCGCGAATAAAACACCGTTCGAATTTCCGGAGCTCATAAACAGCAGTAAACTGCTAATGGCCTTCGGATTTGAAGCAGACAAGGTGCTTGATATGCTGAAGACCATAGGCGACACGGCCAGCGGCCTGGGAGCCGGTTCTGAAGGAATAGACAGAATCACCAGGGCCCTCGGCCAGATGCGGGCCAAAGGACGAGCGCAAACGGAAGAGCTCTTGCAGCTCCAGGAACTCGGCGTACCGGCCAACCAGATCCTGCAGGAAGAGCTCGGACTCACCGGCGAGCAGATAGCGAACATCGGCAAAGAGAGCATAGAAGCGTCGAAGGTTATAGATGCATTGCTGCGAGGCATGGAAAAGCGCTTCGGTGGAATGATGGCCAACCAATCCAGGACCGCCAAGGGTATGTTATCAACCCTTAAAGACACTCTCCAAAACTCACTTTTGAGGCCATGGGGACAAGGCCTGTGGGAAGGCATAAAGCCAGGACTTGAAAAGCTCACCAACTGGATAGACGAGAACCAGGACATCATCACACAGTGGGGAGAAGCCTGGAAGAAAGCCGGAGCAAATATCTCCAAGTGGGTAATGACCAGAGTGGACGACTTAAGAAACAGCATACAACGCATGGTTAACTCCCAGGAATGGAAAGACACGAAAACCTTCGGAGAAAAACTGAAGATAGCCTGGGACAAGATCATAGCGCAGCCATTCAACGAATGGTGGAATTCAACCGGCAAGGCCTGGCTTGCAGACAAAGCCGAGAAAATCGGCGAAGGAATAGGCACTGCGCTCTCTGCAGGATTGCTGGCCATACTCGGAATTGACGCCAAAGGCGCCGTAGAGGATGGAACCAGCATAGGAGCTTCATTCGCTGAAGGCTTCACACGAGGATTTGACGGCAAGAAGGTAGGCGAGGCAATTCTGAACGCCATAAAGGGCGTATTCAAGGACGCAGGAACGCTGCTACCAGGAGGAGAGGAACCAACCAGCACATCCTGGCTGTCGGCCGGAGCAATAGCACTGGCACTTCAAAAGCTCGGAATTTTCAAGCTGATAGGCAAAGGCGGCAAGGGATTAATTAGTCTCTTTGGCAAAGGCAGCAAGAGCGGAACGCCTGATACAACAGGCATACCGTCGGCTTACTCAACAGACACCATGTATGTAACAGCCTCCATAGTTTACGTTTACGGAAAGACTATTCAGGGCCCAGGAGGAGGATCCCCGACAGGAGGTTCACCATTAGGAGGTTATCCTTCCCTACCAACAGTAACCAAGCCCCCAGCATTACCACCGGCCGGAGGAACACCGTTAGCACTTCCAGGAGCCGCAGGAGCTGCAGGTAAGGCATTAAACACTGTGCAGTTGGCCAACGGAACATATGTGGTCACAGGCGGAGCATTGGCAACCGGCCTGGCCAAGACCGGCGTAGCACTCGGCAGCGGAGCAACAACTGCCGGCGGAGCCATAGCAGCCGGAGCTTCAAGTGTTCTGGGCGGCGCTTTCGGTATTGCTGGACTTGGAGCCGGAGCAATAGACATCTACCAGGGCACAAAGAAAACCGGAAAAGAGGCCAAGGACGAATACTTCCAAGGCGGAACCAAGATAGGTATGGTAGGAGCAGGCGCCGGCATAGGAGCTGCGGTAGGTTCCGTGGTACCGGTAATAGGAACCGGCGTAGGAGCTCTTGTAGGAGCAGGAATCGGTGGAGTGGCCGCACTTTTCACCGGAGATAAAGCAGGTAAAGCCTTATCGGACGCAACGGACAAAGACGGAGCTTTATCAAAGTTCTGGGAAAACACAAAGCAATGGGCAAGCAACACATGGGACTCCATCAAGACCGGAGCTTCAAACGCCGGATCCTGGGTGGCCGAGAAGTGGAACGCGGCTGGAGATTGGATCAGCAACAAATGGAGCAGCTTCAGCGACTGGTTCGATACTTCGGTATGGACCCCAGTAAAGGATGTCGGGATATCGGCCATTAACATAGCAGCCGGCGCATGGAGTGAAGTAAGAGACTGGGTAGGTGAGAAATGGAGCGATTTCTCCGCATGGTTCGATGAGAGCGTATGGACCCCGGTAAAAGATGCGGCACAAGCTGCAGGTGAATGGGTAAGCCAAAGATGGGACGAGGCCAGGACGTGGATCGGGGACAGATGGTCCGATTTTTCATCCTGGTTTGACGAATCCATATGGACCCCCGTAAGCAATGCAGCGCAGGCAGCCAGTCAATGGGTAAGCGACCGCTGGAACGAGGCAAGAACATGGATAGACGAGCGCTGGTCCGACTTTTCAACATGGTTTGAAGAGAGTATATGGACCCCAGTCAAAACAGGAGCCCAAGCTGCAGGACAGTGGGTGAGTGAAAGATGGAACGAGGCAAAAACCTGGGTAATCGAGACATGGGGAACCGTAAGTACCTGGTTTGATGAAACAGTATGGCAGCCAGTAAAAAGCGCAGCACAGACAGCAGGAGCATGGCTGGGAGAACAGTTCACAGAGGCAAAGAATGCCATAAGCGAAGCCTGGTCCGGAGTTTCCGACTGGTTCTCAAATAACGTATGGGAGCCCATCAAGACTGGAGCAACCAAGGCCTGGGAGTGGGTAGGAGAAAAGCTCGGTGGAATCGGTGAATGGATTGGCGACAAATGGCAGAGCTTCAAAGACTGGCTCGGAGGCCTGGGACAGAAAGGTTCAAAGGAAACCGGCCTGACAACCAGCAAAGGCAAAGGCAGTATCCTTGAGCATGCATACGGCGGCATTATAACAAAACCGCACATGGGCATAGTGGCCGAGGATGGAGCTGAAGGAATTATCCCGTTAAGCC